GGCGGCGTTACGCAGGCCATGTTGGAGCAGCAGATGGGCGTGACCGCAGAAAAGGCCATCGCGCTGCTGGATGATATGGAATCCGCTGGTGTGATTGAGTTCTCCAACGGCCACTACACCATCGTCGCTGCTGACAGCGAGGAGGAGTAACCTATGGCAAAGGCAGCAGTGACCCGCAGCATCCGGGATGACCACCAGAAGAACTTCCTCAAAATCTTCAATAGCCTGACTGGAAAGCACAGCCGCTGGGAGATTTGGGAGGACTTCGTCACCCTGACGGCCATCGAGATCTCGAACAGCACGGACAAGGTAAATGCCCCAGAGCGCACCAAGATGTATCAGACCATCGTTTCCAAATACTCCGCCAAAGAGCGGGAGGGCATGGCTGAAATGCTGGGTGAGGTAATCATGGGCATGGAGCAGAATCCTGACCAAGACTTCCTCGGTTCGCTGTACATGATGTGCGAGTTGGGCAACGACCACGCCGGGCAGTTCTTCACTCCCTACGATGTGTGCCGCTGCATGGCCGAGATTACGTTCGACCCGAAGCTGCACCCGGACATGGAGGGATTCATCTCGGTATCTGACCCGGCCTGTGGTGCTGGGGCCACGCTGCTTGCCTTTTTGAACGTCTGCAAAAGACGGAATATCTGCTACCACAACAAAGTCCTTGTCATAGCCCAAGACATTGACTTCATCGTTGGGCTGATGTGCTACATCCAGTGCAGCTTCATGGGCTGCGCTGGATATGTAGTCATCGGTGACACACTCGTGAACCCGGCAACGGCCTACGACAGCCGCGGATTGCTGCCCGCAGGACCACAAAACCGCATCTGGTATATGCCGCTTTTCTCAACCGATGTGTGGTATATGCGCCGCCAGATAGCGCAGATGAACCTGCTGTTTGAACCGAAAGGCGAACCTGCAAAAATCGAAAAATCCGATATTAAGCCCGCAAATTTGCAAAAATCTATCAAAAATGAGCCTAAAGCTCCGGAAAACGAGCCTCTTAACGAAACCAAAACCGGGCAGCTCACGTTTTTCTAACCCGAAATAAGAAAGGAGTATCCCTATGGCAGACATTACTTACATCCCCATCCGGCAGCTGTACCCTCACCCCGATAACCCCCGCAAGGAACTGGGCGACCTGTCCGAGCTTGCCGCCAGCATCAAGGAAAACGGCGTATACCAGAACCTGACCGTCATTCCCGGCCACTACCTCAACAGCCGGGAGTACATCGCAAAGTGCGTTGACGAGGGTGGGGATGCAGCCGCAGCAGCGGCAGCATGGACACCCAAGGCTGTGTGGTCCAGTGAGGACTACACCATCATCATCGGCCACCGCCGGGCAGCAGCAGCGCAGCAGGCAGGACTGTACGAACTGCCCTGCGCCATCGTGGAGATGGACGAGCGGGAGCAGATGCAGACCATGATGATTGAGAATATGCAGCGGTCAGACCTCACCGTCTACGAACAGGCGCAGGGCTTCCAGATGATGATGGACTTCGGGCAGACAGTGGAGCAGATCTCCGACAAGTCGGGGTTCTCCCAGTCCACTATCCGGCGGCGCATCAAGCTGCTGGAACTGAACCGCGACAGCTTCAAGAAAGCCGAAAAGCGCGGTGCCACCCTGTCCGATTTCGCCCAGCTGGACAAAATCGAGGACTTGGAAGCCCGAAACCGGGTATTGGAAACCCTCGGTACGCAGAACTTCAACCGGGCCATGCAGGATGCGCTGGAGCAGCAAAAATGGCAGCACCAAAAGGCCGAATGGGTTGAGCAGCTGAAAAAATTCGCTACGGAAGATTCGCAGGCCTCCTACCAGACGCATGAGCATGTAAATGCGTACGGAAAGTGGGGCACAAAAAAGGAAGTCGTCATGCCGGAAGATGCCGACAAGATTGCTTATGTCTATAAGGTCAGTGAAAATCAGATTGACCTGTACAAACCTCGCGATACGGAAGCCGAGGATGCCAGCAACTCGGCGAGGGAGGCCGCAAGAGCCACCGAGCAGCTTGCGAGAGAACAGTTTGCCGCTGTTACGAAGCTCATGTACGAGCTGCGCTGGGACTTCGTGAAGGACTTAACTCCCGCAGAGTGCAGAAAGCACCTGCCGGAAATCTTGGCTTATTCCACCCCGATTCTGACCGAATATCGGCACATGGAGGATGACGAAAACGTGTTGCGGCTGCTCGGCATCGGTCTGGATGAGCAGATTCGGGAAGACACGGAACTGGAAGATGCCCTGAAAATGTTCAACGCTTACGATACCGAACCGGAGAAGATTCTCTTGGCAGTTGCCTTTGATGCAACGGACGGCATTCATGAGGGCTATTGGAGCACGGAATGGAATGGGCCGACAGGTGCAAGCAAGTTCGTTCACCGCAAAAATGGCGACCTCGACAGCACCTATGAACTGCTGACCGCCCTCGGCTATGAAATGGCCGACGACGAAAAGGCCTTGCAGGACGGCACCCACCAGCTTTTTGCGGTGTATGGATCCGGCAGCAAAGCGGACACACCCTGTGATAAGTGCAAAGCTGCTCACCCTGAATGCGACAAGTGCTGCAAAACTTGCGATGACCACTGCAATGCGTTCCAGCTGTGCAGAAAGGAGTATGGCGAATGACCGACCTTGTAAAGTGTGACCGCTGCGGCACACCGTTCAGCATCCAGACAGCCGGCATCCGCAGTACATGGAGCGGCGATTACATGGTGCAGTATTTCACCTGCCCCGGCTGCCACCATCGCTACCAGATTCTGACCACGGACACCGAACTGCGCCAGACCGTTCAGCAGCACAAGAAAATTGCCGCAAAAATCCGCATGGGCCAGAGCAAGAATTTCCGGCCGGGAACCCTGAAAAAGTATCAGGCGGAAATGAAAAAGCTGGAGGCTGAGCAGAAAAAACGGCGGGATGAACTGATGGACAAGGGCAACGAGATCCTCGCCGCACTGGGAAAGGAGTAACCCATGGACGACTTAAAAGAATATGCAGACCGCCTCAAATTTGAAATTGTGGCTGCCGACTTTCTGAGTACCGAAGACCGGGAAATGGTCTTTGACCTCATCGAGAAAGTGCTGGGTGATACCGATGCCTGACCAGTTTTTCATCAACATTGCGCTGCTGGCCGTTGGCGTGTCCATCGGGGCGCTGCTGGGCGAAACCAGCCGCCAGCAGCACGACCGTGCTCTGTTCCGGGAGTATATCAACTTCATGGCCGAATCAGAGCAGAAAAACGAATTGCTTTTCCGTGAAGTGATTCATTTCCAGACACAGAAAGGAGCCTCCCATGAGGAAGAACAGGAATAACCGCCCGCCGGAAGTCGGCGCACGGGGGCTGCTGCGGCTGCGCTGCCCCTGCTGCGGTAAGGAGTTCGGTACATACCTCCACGTTTCGCAGATGTCCATCGGCTGCCGCTGCGGGGCCACGATCTCGCTTGAACGTGGGCTTGCCCACTATGAGTTTGAGTGTGGGTGCTGCGGGCTGCACGCCAAAGGCCAGACCAACATCGAGGATTTGGAAATCACCATCCCCTGCAAGTGTGGCAATCCCATCACGTTGCACTGGGACAAGGACAAGCGGAGGTACATCGAATGACCCTTGAGGAAGCCTGCCGCCTCATCGACCCGGCAACGGATTTGGACGCTCTGGCCGAGATTGAATATTACAACGGCTTCAAAGGCAAAGACGCTGCTGCCAAAGCCCTGCACGAGGCCAGCCAGATGGTCGTTGACTTTGTGCGCCAGATGTCATGGCATGATGCCAAGAACCCGCCAATCGCCCATGAAGAAAGCTGGGAATGCGCCGGCGAAAAGCACTGCGCCGTGATAAGCGACATCGTATGGGTGTGCTGCGAGAGCGGCCACACCATGAAAGGCTGGGTCGAAAACGGGACGTGGCACATTGAGGATGGCCACCGTGCAGAGGATGGCCACTACGGGCATGTGAAGCTGTGGGCACCGCTGCTGGAGCCGCCGGAGGTGAAAAAATGAAAACCATCACAGTTAAGCATGAGGTTTCGCCGGGTCGTGAAAGTTGCGAATTCGGCGGAGATTTTTGGGGCAAAGAGGTGTGCAAGTACCATACGTTTCGTACTCAAACCCACGGACGCAAGGCTCCACCGGAGTACAGAAAACCGAAGTGTTTACTGTTCGACTGCTGGCTTGAACAGCCGTACAAAAAGTGCGAACCCTGCCGCAGGGCGTGCGCGGAGGTTGACGAAAAGTGAAAGCAGTTCTTTTGAGCATCCGGCCCGAATGGTGTAGCCGTATCTTTTCGGGCTGGAAAACGGTGGAAATCCGTAAGACAAGACCGGTCTCGTTGAAAGAACCTTTTAAGTGCTACATATATTGCACGAAAGGGACGAAATTTTTCTGCTGGAAAGCCGTTGACTATTTGTATTTCGACGATAGGCCTCATAAGATATTCGACCGCAGAGTTGACGGAATGGTTGTCGGCGAATTTATCTGCGATGACATCCGACGCATTGGCCCTGAATACTGTGCCGTCAAAGAAGATATCGAATCTGCAATTGCTGGAAGTTGTCTCACAGTACCGCAAGTCAAAGACTATGCCGGATGGAAGTCCGGGATGAGTTATGCAGATTTGAAAGACTTGTATAGCTGGCACATTTCCGACCTGAAAATTTATGACAATCCGCGCGAGCTGCGGCCGTTCACGGGCTTGCTAAACACGCGGTTTGGTGTGCGGCCTGTGGAAGCGCAGCGACCGCCCCAGAGTTGGTGCTATGTGCAGGAAATGGAGGTTGCCGATGGTAAAGCCTGAACCATGGGAAAACCCGATGCTGGATACCATGTGGAGCTTTATGCAGATGGGCGGGCTGAAAGCCAACTACCCGGCTCTCAAAGAGGCCTGCATGGAACTGCGTCAGATGCTGATGCAGAAGACCGCCGGGCAGCGCAAGGACAGGCCGAAAGACCTGTCATGGGAAAACCTTGAGCGGGTCAAGGTAACCATCATCTGTGAGGCCATGGCTCTGGTGCTGTCCGGCGAATACGAAGGAGGTAAGCAAACAGATGGAAATGTACATGGCAATCTATAAATGCCGCCTTTGCGGAAAAGAATTCTGTCACTCTGGAACAGACGACAGGGACACGGCCACTATGTATACAGTCCTCGAATCTTCTGGCATCACCCCGCAGTTTGAATCTCCAAACGCGCCAATGCAGTTTGAATTTCACAGCTGCAAGGATGGAAGCTACGGGATGGGTGATTTCTTGGGCATGAGAAAAACGGAAAAGGACGATGAAAATGAAGTACCGCATTGAGGTTTCGGAAGAGCAGCTGCGCGTTATCGGACTGGCCGTAGACGAGTATATGAGGCTGCGCATGGGGCAGTTCGATGATTTGGCCGAAGATCTGGCGTATGACGGCATACCCCGTGTCAAAGCTCTCACTGGAAAGTACACTTACGATACCGCTCTTCAAAAGCGGTGTAGCAACATCAAGAATTTGTTTGATGCCGCCTACAAAATGGCTTTCCCGCCGCGTGGCTACCGTGGACGGCAGCATGATTCATGGGGAACGTGTATCGACCTTGTACACGCCATCGAGCACCAGCAGTGGCTGGACAGTCCGAAAGACAAGCGGGAAAAGCCGCGCACAACAAACCGTTCTTTCGAACCTGTTCCGCTGGGGCATGAGCCGTTCCCGAAAATCGAGAGGGTGGAAGAATGAGCTGCCTGTCTTGTGAGAACTACATACCCCTCGACCCGCCTATCCAGCGCACCGATTCGCACGGCCAGACCTACAAGGTGCCGGGATTGTGCAAAATTGGAGCGGATCACATAATTTCTGGGTTTCCTGTCTATCTTCCAACGGCAAAATGTGATAAAATAACAGAAGCACCGTTGCAAAACGGCAGCTGAATTATGACGGAGGTAGGCTGTGACATTACAGGAATTGTCCAAGTATTATGACATTCAGATGACCCTCGAAAAAGACCGTGAAGCCTTGGAGAATCTTCGGCAGAAAATCAATCCTGCCTCCCCACAGCTGACGGGTATGCCACATACGCCCGGTGTTCGGGACAAGGTGGCGGATCTGGCTGTGGAACTGGCTGACATGGATGAACGTGTCCGCTGGTTGGAGGAACAGGCAGCGGAAGAAAAGCCCAAGGTCGAGGCGTACTGCAAGAGCATCATGGATGCCCGGCTTTATCTGATCTTCCGGCTGCGGTTTGTCCGCTGCTACTCGTGGGCAGAAGTTGCCGGAGCACTCGGAAAGTGTTACACGGAAGCCGGGGTCAGCCGGATGGCCTACAACTACCTTGAATCACATTGACCGATAAGCCCTGCATTTGCGGGGCTTTTTATTTTTGCTCGAAAACTCAAATTCAACCTCAAATTTTCATAAAATACGGCCAAATATAGAAATGAGTTTTACATTTTGGCTGCCAAAAGTTAAATTCAAACTGAAAATATCAAAAGTCAATGCAGATTGTTTCACACGGTGATGGACGGTGTAGGACGGTTTCACACGGAGCGTAATGCCGTGCAATAAACAAGAACGACCAGCAACGAAGAAGAACGAAAGCCAACGAGCAGCAACGACCAGCAACGCTTTGATATGGATTCAGATGACAACGGATGCTCCCGGTGATATGATTAGGATGCAAAATCCGAATCAAGCCAAGCGGTGCCTGCCAGAAATGGCGG